GCCATGATCGTGCCGTACTTTAGGTTGAAGAGGTTCGGGTAACGCTCATCGCGAGCAACGCGGATGTCAAATTCGGCCAACTCTTCCAGGGCATTGTAGCCCCACTCGTTAAGCCAGTCGATCAGGTAGTGGCGCAGGTTCAATTCCATATTATTAGTATAGCGTGTTCAGCCGTCGAAGGAAAGGGGGTAAACCGCCCTCAGAAGTTTGGTAATTGAACCTAGGGCTTCAAGTGGAAGCGGTTCTTGCGCTAGCAATCACTTCCAAGGCTTCAGTGAAGGTCTGGTAGATCTCTTGGCAACGTTCATCAGAAAGACCGGTCATGTTACGGAGATCATGTTCTTGATGACCGTCCACCATATCGGCGAGAGCGGATGCAAAGCGGAGTGTTTGTTCGTCCATGGGGGAATTAAATCTTGTTACTTTAGTAGTTTACTTCGTTTCGGCTGCGTAGGAGATGGCGGGGAACCAACCATGCAAATTCGTTCACGACCCGGGAAACCCCTTAGTGTCATTCACCCACTCAAGGATTGCGGCTTGCTCTTCCATGGTGAGTTTGGCCATAGCGGTACCCCTGAGGCGAGTCTTTCCCTCTTCCTGCTCACGCCGCGCTGCCGTCTTTTTTAGCCATTCACTGCAACTTTCTTCCGCCCACTCCCCAGTTTTGGCAACCATGTAGTTCCATAAATAACCATGCTGCAGGGGGGACATCTCAGTGATTTCGGTAACAGTTTCGTCGAAGTCCAAGTCGAGTAGTGGTACAACAGACCCAGCTTCGTCAACGCTATCAGCTAGTACAAAATCAAATGTGTAACGCTCTACTTTGTAGAGACGGGGCAGGTTCTGAGTCATTGAGGGTCTTTCCATGAACTAAGTATAGCATTTCTGCGAGGCAGAAACAAGCCGGGAAACCGAAGGCTTCCGGGCGGTTTACCGCCCCTCAGTCAAAGTGTATCTTGGCCACCCTTGGCAACGGGTCGAGTTGTAGGAGTCCTTTCATACTAAGTAAAACGTAAGCTTTGATTTTCGCAACTGGCAACACGCAAGCTGCCGCCGCACAGTCGGGAGGTTTCATCTCGGAGCCGCATTGCTTCGGCGAAAGTCGTGAAGTTCTCAGCAGCATGTAGTCCGCAAAATTCTGGCAGCCCGCTGTTGTGGGATCTACGGATGCCGAATCGCCAATAATGGCCGTCGTGGGCTTCGACTCGGTACGTGGTGGTCATGGCTGTTCGGGTGATGGTGTGGCTAGGGTCCCTGAGAAAGAGACTCTTGGCATAAGAACGGGCTCGTTTCGAAGTGTCGAAAGTTTCAGCTACATTGAATTCTTCATCTAGTTCTCCATTGAGATGTAAATCACCTACACTCCACCGCCCGCATGATAGTATGTCCTTGTGTTTAATACGCATGTTAAGTCAGGAGTAATATTCTGCCAAGTATTCCGGGTCAAAGTCCCCTAGAGCATCATCAAAGGGTTCTTTGCACCCTGTATAGGCGTAGAGTTTGTCATTCATCACATACCAACTCACATTCAACATGTACCAAAAAGTCGCTTTGTGGCCATCATACCAGAAAAGACCCTCAGTGTCCCCCTGAAGTGCCCAAAGGGTAGTCTCATGTGGAACCGAATACCAAATCAGCCAATAGTCAAAGATCATTCGAGTAAGTTGAATGGGGTTTGGCATGGTTCGGTCATTGTTGGTCTTTTTACTTTCACCCATAGTCATTCTATAAGTAAGTGGATAGTTGCAGTTGATATGACAGAAAAAGTCCCAGGAGGGTTGTTCGTCTTCATCGTAATAGCCAATAATTACAGTATCATACCACTCTTTTAAGCAAACATGGAACCAGTATAACCCGTAGGAGAGTTTATCAAAGAAGTTCATAGTGCCTCGTTAAATATCTTATCAGAAAAGTTTAGTGAACGCCAAAACCAATATTCATCCCATGATTCAGAAATAGTAGCTGGTAGTTTTCATAAAGATATGGAAACATTAAACATTCCCAATAAAAGTAAGAATACGACCAAGTCAGTCTAGATTTCCAAAGTATTTTAAGTCTATTCATAATTTTTCAAGTTCCCTAATAAGGTCCAAAATCTCATCAACATAAATCACACTTTCTATAGAACCATACACCCTAGCGTAAAACTCGTCCGTGTTAGAATCAGGGGGAAGTGAAGAAGAGTATTGATCGATAAGTTTATTGAGTACATGAATTAAGACTTTCGGTTGTTGCAAATCCTCCCCACATCCATATAGGAATAGAGAAATTGTTGTGCTTGTTTGGTTTTGGTGTTATACATTTTCCTGTAGATTAATTTTATGGAAGGTTGAGTCAAAGAGTATATCCTCAGACAGCTCCTTCGGTGAAGCGTACTCCAGAAAAACTAGGTAGCTATCTGTGGTGAAATCCTCGGACGGTATAATCTGATTATAAGAGCAAACCTTTTTACGGGCTCGCATAAGTAGGATTTCATGCTTAGTTTCTCCATGCAACCAGAAATCACCCATATTGACATCAAGAGTCATACAAGTCCCAGAGATTTTCCCTAAGGGTACGTTCGGAATTAGGGTCCAGGTTCTTCGATTTTCAAGCAGCTCGTGGCGGATATTCCTTAGTTCCTCAACCACTTTACTATCCAACCCATGGCTGGCTACATGGTCTGAAACCCGTCCTCGGGCTACCAATTCACACTCATTCAGTAAATCATCTTCGCTAAGAAAATCATCAAAGTTTTCTCCCATATGGCGAGTCATGGCTGCACCCTCCGAAACCCGATAACCCACACCCAAGGATTCGCTTCCCATGACCCTTCACCATTTATGGATTCCCAGAGCCTGGCATACACACTAGCCAAGCAGTCGCCGGACAACATACTATCGGATGAGCAACCCTCAGCTAAGGCATCCGCATCGCTAATTGCATTCAGCCGCTCCACCCGAACATCAGTAACCTCCAACAAGATGCGGCTGGCCCAGCGGGGCATAAAGATAGATTGGCGAAGTTTAATCCCTTCGGATATTCTGTCGGTTGATGGGTACAAGACTTTGGTTGGTGCGTGGCCAGGGCCCTTCGGCAAGTCCTTGCAAATACCCGATGGTGCAAGTTTGTCGTAAATGTTACTAACTGCCCAGGTTTCCCGAACCCACAGCATGTCTCCGGGTTTGCCGTAGGGGTAGCCTTGCTGATTAGGGAACCGTGCCAAAAGCTTATCCATATCCTAGAAACCATCAAACTCTTTGGCGATGCGGCGAGTCTGCGTTTTTTGACCATCCAAAATGGCTCGGACCATTTCTCCTTCGAAAAGGATCGGCCGCTCTTTTGTTGTAGTTGGGGTCTTTTCCATGAACTAAGTATAGCGTTTCTGCCACGCAAAAACAAGGGTGGAAGCCGTCGGCTTCCGTTCGGTTAACCGCCCTTCAGACTATGTTTCTAATTACATCTTCTAAATTGCCATGGGTCATCCTAATAAACTCATAACCATGCTGTGGTTTTTCCACTTCCTTCATCCAATTATCCCAATTGTCAGAAACAAGTTGAATAAATCTATCAGGGTTCCCCCTATTACGGTAACGCTCTAGGAATTCTTCTTTTCTTGTTGAGTCTGGGTACACCAAGTAAAAGAAAATTTTATTATCCAACAGTGCTTCGCGTACTTCTGCATGTGAAGACACCAAAATTACGTCATATCTACCCATATTCTCTTTAATATGACTAATGTAATTCGAGGGGAAGTCCGGGTGCCTGACACGATTGGTGCCTTCATGAGTCCAACTCCAATTAGATGAATCACTATCTAATGTTTTTTGTGGGTTCTTCTGGAAATAAACACTTTTTCCAGTTCCTGGAAAAGCTGAAATGATTTTTGTATTCATTGGTGGGGGTCGAAGGTCAAAATACTGGAATTTACTTCTATCAGAGGTAGGGGTGATCTAAACCGAAGGTTTAGGTCCGGTTACCCTCCCTTCGGGCTATTTGAAGTTAGATTATCTAACAAGGACTCTACTCGAATCAGCCGGTTGGAAACGTTAAGCAGAAGGTCTGTTAAACCCTCAATCTCTTCGTGAATGTCCTGGTGATGAAATCTTAGTGGCTTCTGAATGAGTTTCTTAAACTTAGATTTTTTCACTTTCTCTGTAAACTTCAGTAAGGTTTCAGTGGGGAAGTTTGTAAAAGCAAAGCCCCAATAAACAGGGCTGTTGATGTTACACGTAAACGTATTCGCGCCACTCGTCAACTTCGGCAGTGCTAATCGTAACAGACATCTTGCTGTAAGGTGCCTTCGGCTTTCCAATTAAGGTTGTGCCCCGGCTGTTTACTCTGGCCTCCATCATTCCGACCTGGAAGCTATCCCAAGTGAATGGCAAGGGGGAAACATTCGTAGTTTCTTTGGCAAAGACCTTCTTCAGGGCCATAGCCCATTCTTCTGGAGTGCGGTTGTCCTTACAGTTGTTACACTCTAGGCAGCTAGTAACAAGGTTCTGCCAAGTGTCTTGGCCGCCTCGAGACTTCGGAACTACGTGGTCGATTGTAAGGTTGGGACCGGAATACTCGCAGTACTGGCAGGTGTGGGCGTCTCTCTTCAAAATGAGAGCGCGAGAAGGCTTTCCCGCAGCCATTTTGGCTTGGGGTACCTTCACGTAGTTTTTGAGTCTGATAGTTCTTTTAGAGACTACATATGCTTTATTTTTCAGAACAAGCAAGGTAGCCCTCTTCCAGTTCAACATGTGAAGAGGTTCGTAGGTTGCATTTAGGAGTAGGATTGTAGATCCTACTTTCACGGGAACTTTAGTAGTCATTTCTTTCCGGGTTTCCAGCCCTCTCCAGGGTCTTTTTCAAACAAAGTACAGTTGGAGCTATTGTTTCACCATCTTCTTTTTGGTTTCTGTTTAAGAGTGTCACCTCTCCCTTTCTCCCATTCTGGTCCGGGGCAGTCTAAAGAGAGCTTTGAAGAATTATCCTGAGTGTTATGCCACCAAGACTTCCCGAAATTTGGATTTTTGGTTCCTACCCTTTGGGCTACAGCTGCTGATATTTTAGCGCAAGTCTCGGGAAGATGCTTCCTACCCTTTCCTATCTCTGACAGCTTTTTGCACACCTCAGGGCTTCTTTTTTGGCCTCTATTAGACGCTGCTATTTTTTCTCTAACTTCCGGAGACTTAGGTTTACCGTAATTAGGATTTAACTCTCCTCGAGAGTTTTTAGACATGCTTTCTCTGCTTTCTAAGGTGTGTTTCTTACCATAAAAGGGGTTCTTTTCTCCCATGAACGCTTTGGACATTTTTAGTCTAGTTTCCAAGGTGATTTTTCTAGCTTTTCTGGCTTTAGACATCTTTTCCTTAGTAGTCTGAGAGTGCTTCTTACCTTTGTTTTTACCTTTCAGAGACTGGGATAACTTTTTTCGTGTCTCCTCAGATGTTACTCTGCCCTTAAGACTAGAAGACATTTTCCTTAAACTCTCTTGAGATAAAACTCTGCCAGAAGCTCCATCTCCCCCGTTAGTCCTGTTTCTCAAAATACCTGTTCTAATGTCTTTTCGACCAAGAATGAAAATCATATACTTTTCGTGAGAGAAAGCTTGTTGCTCTGATAACCCGGACTTTAAGACTATTATTCTGTCACTGTCTTCAGGGGTCTTAACTGCCCTGTTACGTCCGTCAAACATTCTACGACCCTTCCCCTTCCCTATATAATAGGGAGTGCCATCTGTACGCAGGTAAGCATAAGTGTAGTAGACTCTTCTGTTCGTTTCTTCGGGTTCAGCCAGTTCGTTCATGCACGAGGGGACGTTAGTTCTTTCAGCATTATACCCTCGGAGAGGGAGAGTAAACTCCCCCTTGCTCTGAGTTTAGGTGTTCGGCGAGACAAGGCGACTGCGAATGTTCGGTAAACTGTTGGCATCTTCACCGTAAATCACACTATTTAGGAACACGGTTTGAAGGGCACCTTGTTGCTCCTGCTCACGAGTTTGCTGTTGATAAAGGATAAAGTCATTCCCTTCTTTTTCAACACGGAGTAAACCCTTGGCCGACTTCTTGGTGCCGCGATCAGTGATTGGGTCCTTCATGGTTTCAATCGGGACACCATTAATTTGACCCCATGTTGTTTTGTAGGCAATTCCAAAAGTGTCGCGAGTATGATGTTGGTATGTGTAGGACCCAATTCCAAACACAATGTTTTCAGATGCCCAACCTTGTTGCCTCATGTGCTCTAGAATAGCCTTGGCACGAGAGAGAGTGATGGAATCGCCGTAAATAAGACCGACACGGGGGTTCAAGACTTTGAACCCCTTTTCGTTCACAGTTCCACCGAAGACCTCCCAAAGGAGTTGAAGGGAACCTTTGAATTCATGGCTACCTGGGGCAGCGTTGCTATCTCCGCAAATGATTTTCTCCGGGTCTCCACTATCTGGACGGAAGACGACTTTAGCAATACCCTGAGCATTTGGGCGGCGGCTTAGAATGTCCTTTTCAAGAGCAGGAGCAATGACAGTCAGCGTATCCCAGTAATTCCAAGTGTCACTGACGATGCTAACGGGTCCAGTCGGGTAGACTTTTGTGATAATCCTGCGAATTGTCTCTAATTCATTCTTTTGACCACCTAGGCAGGTAACACTATGCTCTGTAGCTGGAATACTGCCCCCGATAAATTCGGAACCGCAATCATAATAATCGTCAAGGTAATCAATCGAAAGGATAGTGTCAGTGCCCTTAAAACTATACAAGTGCCCAATATGATGAGCTGCCGCATCATGAATGCCCCCTACTCCGCGAGCAGAGAAGTCGTGCCCCTGAATGTCAACGAACTGAGGACTACTACCTGTGAGTTCAGCATAGTGGTCAAACAAACGACGAAACTCATAGGCAATGGTAGCTACGTTAACCGCTTTCCAAATTTCCGAAGATTTAGCAGTTTCAATGTAGTTAGTGGCCCATGGCGCCATCCACTTGAAGTCTTTATGGGTGTTTTGTGCGGTCAGGAAGGGGACCCCGATGTTCACACGACTACCTTCTGGGAGAGCCTTAATGTGAAGGGGTAGGTACCCAAGGTCGTGTAATTCAGCAAAGTGGTCAGTTCCCACTACACCCTCCCCCAGCGAAGAATCCATCCGCCGCTTATACTTATCTAGGACCTTAGCCTTAGGTTGGTGAAAGAAGGTATCATTCCAAAGATCCCTCAACATCCATTTCATGGTCCCCTGGATATTAGCCACAACAACCTTATGGTCAAAGCTCTCAGGCATATTTGCTAGGCGATCAGACCTAGCTGTCATGTTGGCATAGATAATCTCAGTGCCTTCTGGGTTTTGAAGGGGGTGTCCAGTCTTGTAAAAGTCTGTTGCGTGGGGTGCGAAGATTTTCATTGTTTGTTGGGGGTTTGGTTGCGTTTAACGGTAGTTGCTTCCGGGTTAATAAGGCCTAGTTCACCCTGAGACAAGTCAAGTTGGCGGGTAGTTCCCGATAAAAGTCTCGATTCGGCAACATGTTCGCCACATAGAAGTGATCGATAAGGCCATCAAAAACCTCAAAGCCCTTCGAGAAGATTCCATGGGTAACGTAAAGGTCGATTCGGGAGGGTTCGTAGTCCCGAAGAACCTTTGCAAGTTCGATGAAGGTACGACCTCCGTCACAAATGTCATCCACGATCAGAAGGTTTTTGCCCCGGTAATTAGCATCTTCGGGAACTTCTGTCCTCAGAATTTGACCGTTATCAGGGTTGCGAACTTTGGTTGCGTAAACTGTTTCACTCAGGCCCAGGGATTCTTGCACTTCTGATGCCCGCTCCACAGCTCCCTTGTCCGGGGCAATAACAATGGTTGAAGGGTTGAAGACCACATCTTTCTCAAGCTCAAAATTCTGCAAGAGACTCGCTGCGGTGACATTTTGGAATTCCCCCTCGAATTCACTATCGAAAAGGGTCTGTGCCACATTGCTGTGAACGTCCCAAGTCGTGATAGTGTCGTCGAAACCGAGATACGGGACGAGGCAGTTTACAAGTACAGAAAGAGCAAAAGCCTCGCCAGGTGCGCAGGCTCGGTCTTGACGGCTGTAAGGCAGGTAAGGGAGCGTTAATTCGACGGGGCCTTGGTACTCTAGATTGTTAATAGCGTCCAAAGTCAGCAGAAGTTCTACCAAGGTTCGGCTGCTCTTAATGTCCGCACTAACTCGAATCTTCCTGACTCCTGTATGCAAAGGACTGAGGCGAACTTGAGTCTCCCCCGCACTAAATTGAAAAGTTTTCTTCTGAACGTGACCCAAACCGCCTTCTGTTTCAACGGTAACCTGAATCGGTTCTTTCACTAGCGGTTCGATAACCGTTTCTTCTTTTACGTTCTGTAGGGGGATCATTTTCAGCTCTGTCGTGGTTTCTTGTCAAATTAAGTATAGCCTCGTTTAGGATGGAGGTAAAAGTCGGTTAACCGGCCTCTTCGCTGAGCAAGTGTTGCAACCGCTTATAAAGTTCACGGTAAGCCTCGAAGGCAACCTTTTCCATCCAAAGAATTACGGGAAAGCCTGAGCTTATGCCCAGCTCTTGTTGAACCCGACCCGCCATTGCTCGAAGGTAGCAATCTTCAATGGAACCATCGCGCTCAAACTGTTCGTAATCTGAAGTAAGCTCTTTGAGTTTGTCGAGGGATAGCTCGTGAACCATCTGGCGGAGAGTCATCTGGGAGTTTCGTTTCGCTTATGCAATAATCATACTGTTTTCGGTGAGCGAAAACAAGGGTGAAACCGAAGGTTTTCGTTCGGTTTCCCGCCCCTGAATCCTTAGTCAATTCTTGTTGGCTGTCATAGGTGGTTGGCGGCGAAACTTGTTCACGATCCATACTCCCGTAATGATGCCAGCACCGTACATAACCAGAGCAAAAATCAATTCAAGGGAAAGGATAGAACTCATTTGTCGCTAGGGAAAGAAGTGTCAGTATCTTGTTGGTTGGGCTTAACTCCGGCACGGGCCAAGAGGTTGCTGATTACGTTAGAAACTGGCTCCTTAATTTCGGGGAATTGCGTAACCAGGTAGGCAAAAACGCAAAGCAGAGAAATAAGGAGGCTAGGGGACAGTGCAGCAACCACGAAAAAGGAAGAGACTTTAACTTGGTTGAGGACTGTGTTGGTTTGATCTTCGGGTGTCATTGGGTGTTGGGTGTTTGCTTGAGAAAGGGGTCAAAAAAGGGGGGGGGACTAACCCCCATAGCAATCAGAACTTAAGGCCGAGGCCGACAGTGCCGACTGGAGCGTAAGCCGTTCCAGCAACACCGTTTTCCTGAGTCGGGAATTTCAGATCGGCGAAACCAACTAGGGACGGAGTGAAGGAACGCTCAACACCTGCAACGAATACAAACTGGGAACCTTGACCGATGCTAGTTTGGTAGTTGGCCTCCCCATCGTTCGTCAATGCCCATTGGCCACCGGCACCGAGGTACAGATTAGTGCTGCTAACGTGGGTGCCACCGATTGTACGACCAGTGAGGGAAACGTCTACGGTCCCCAGAACGCCGAGAGCAGAACCAATTTGGCTATCAGGGCCCGCAGCGAAGTTTACATAGGGGCGAGCTGAGATGGTAGTACCGTAGACTTCAGCCACTGGGAAACGTCCCTGAAGGGTACCACCAGCGATAGTACGATTGTTGCTATAGGTGTCGCTGCTAACGCCTTGGCGATTCAGGTTGATACCTGAACCAACATAGTTACCGATTCCAATTGCCTCGCGGGTTGCCGTATCTTCAAGGGCAGAAACACGAGCGTTGGTAACTGCGATAGCCGCACGAGCCTCGTCTGCAATGCGACGATCTGCTTGGCTCAAGGTGTCATAAACCCGGTCAATGCAAGCACTCATGAGAGCTACGCTTTCGTAGCGGGTGGTGGGATTGCTACCACGGAAAGTGCCATCGGGATACCCCACGGCACAACCATACCTTTCAGCAAGGTTTTGAAGTGCGCCGTAGGCCCAATTTGTCGGAGCAGTATCTGTAAACTGGGGTGCGGCGAGCGCAGGAGTGGTAAAGGAAGCGATGGCTACTGATGCAGCAATAAAGCGAAATGTCATTTTTTTTTGTTTGTGTTTTGTCTGTACAGATCCGGGTTACAAATCCCGGAATGTGATTGTAAGGGTGCGATCCTTACGCTGATGGCATTTGCTCTCCCAGAGCAACAATCACCTTGCTATTGGGTCGATTATTGGGGGATTTACCATGGGAGATTATACCATAGTTTCTCATATAGGGCCAAACTCATAGGTCGTTGTCCGTGAGCCATGAAAAACTTCCCCCTTCGGATAGACTTTTTGGACTTCCTGGACGACCCATTTACTTGTCTCTTCGTTGGCTGTGAGGGCATTTAAACTGTTTTTCAGGTGAAAAAGTCTTCTAGTTACATCTTCTAGGATTTTTTTAGCTTTCCCGACTGTACGCACGTCCGAGTCTGGATATACATTGGGGGACACAAGGTCTAGAAAATCCAATGCGCCTTGAAAAGTGTCCATTGCTACACCAAGTGGCTGATAGGGATATAGCGTGTTATATGCCATGCAATAGTTTCGCAATATGGGAAAAAACAAAGTTTTCCCGTCTTTTTTAGTGATTTCCAAGATTTTACGAGTAACTGGCATGAAGTGGGGATTTTGTTTCCTGGTTTTAGACTTCGCCCGCTCAATCATGAAGGGGCTTGCAGGAGCAAGTGTTGTAACACAACGGGTGCTATCCCCCAGGTTATGGACCTTGTATGAAGCTTCGGACTTACACACTTTGCTAAAGTAACGGTCGTTTTCGGTATTTTGCCTTTTCTGCAGGAACTCCTTTTCCAATTCTAAAGCTTCTGAGGAACAACATTGTGGAAGCCGTTTAATTAAAAACAGAATTGCGTCTACCAACTCAAAGTCATCCCTGCAAGGATGGAAATTTGTCTTAACCTCGGAAATGAACTTTTCTAATAAAACCTTCTCACGGAAAGCTACATACATATTTGGTTCATAATAGCCCAATTCCGGCTCCCCCACCTTAAACCTCTGGGCTTTTGGGGAGTAATTTTCAGTGAAAAATCCTAGATCAACCGGGTCAAATTTTTGCCATCTAGTTCCAGACGGAGGGCGCGGTCCATGATGATAAAAGGGGAAATAAACCTCTTCTCCCCAGAAATCTGTAACTTTCAAGTACTTGAAAAGAGTTTCTATTTTTAGTTGGGACATTGTAGTTTGGATTATTGAACTTATTTACCGGAGTCATAGGTGCAAAGTGCGGTGTCATGCCCGAGTTCATAACCTTCAGTCCAACTTCCCCCGGACCGAACACAGTCACTCATTCTGTACGGACTTTTACCGGAGAGTACCCCGGCAACAATTGATGCAAGGATCCCAAAAATCGCCACACATATTAAAAGCCCAATCCGGGTCAAGCCGTTAGGGGTCCGAAATTTGAATCGTGTCATTTTTAATTAGTTTAGAAAAAAAAGGGGGGGTGAGTACCAGCAAGGCATCACCCATAGCAATCAGAGACGAGAAATGCAAACGTTGGCCACACCGCTAACCCCAAGGCTCCTTGCAGCACCGTGGCCGAGATCTATAATTCGACCACCATAGTAAGGGCCACGGTCATTGATGCGAACATAAGCAACGAGTCCATTATCGCGGTTGATGACACGAACCTGACTGCCGAAGGGTAGATAAGGATGTGCAGCAGTCATTGTCCCAGGGCGATAGGTTTCACCATTTGCTGTAGTTCTTCCGTAAAATCCCGGACCATACCAACTGGCTTGGCCACACTGCTTGGCTTGAGCTGGTGCCCCGGAAAGAAGTCCGGCAGCGAGAAGGAAAGAGGCTAATTTGGAAAAACTCATGAAAAAAGTAAAATTCAACATCCGTGTTCTTTGCGTTAGGCAACCACGGCTCAGTGCCTGATTACTCAGGCTCGCTACTATTGTAGCTTGTTGCGACGAGCAAGTAAAGTTCGGGAAACCGCCCATCAGCTTGCCTCCCGACGAAGGTTTGCTAGGTTTTCTTCATAGAAGCGGCGAAGGTCATCATAGCGTTTAACCGGCTGACCGTAATAACTGTTGCCGCTATAGGTTGGTAACGATGCCCATTCCGGAGCAAGCTTTGCAATTAGCGTAGGAGTAATCTTCCCAGAATCAGCAAGACGCAAAGCATTACGCCTTTCGACAAGGTACAAGGCTGCTTGGTCTTGGTTATTTGGTTCGAAGTCGAGTAGTTTCAACTTCTTGGCAACTTCATCCCAGGTTCCTGGCAAGAACTGATAAGCCCCAGCAGCTGCACTCGCGTAGCTCACTGAGTATTGAATTTGATTTGGATGTCTGTCTAACGACGATACTATGCGCCCCCCAAACAGAATCCGGTAGCCATCTCGGCTATTTTCAGTCCAGGTTCCTTCAGCGAAGCGAATGGTATTTAATAGGGCTCTGCGTTCTGGCGTAAGCTCATAGGCAGGGGCCGGTAAAAACTTTGTAGGATCGCAGCCTGTGCAAATGTATCCTGAGTCAAAGGTAGTTTTTGGGGCAATATCCCTGATTGCGACTTTCTGAGGTACAGGGTATTCCAGTCTGTTAAACTCAGTAAGTCCGTTCAGCGGGGCTGCAACAGTTCCAACTAGGGAAACAGCCACAAATGTAGTGAGGTTGAGCATTTAGTAAGATTGAATTCAACATCCGTATAGGAAACGGTCACTCACCTGTTTCAAGGTGCATCTTCCCACGGCACAAGAAGTCTAAGAGCGCAATGTTAGGCTCCGAGTCCTACCCTGCTAGTTCGGCAGGGAACCCTCTCATAAAGGGCGACGTATTCACGTCTCAGGGCACCCATATTTTAGCTTCGCCGAAGGTCCGGTAAACTTCTCCCCTTCCGCCAACCTCAAAAGGTTGCAGGCGGGTGTAAAGCACAAAACTCCCGAAATAGATCTTTCGTTTCTTCCCAGTTTTCTTTATTCGCCGATTTGCCCAAAGCTGCGGTTGCTTGAGGGATATTCCACTTTGCAGTGAATAGTTTCTGCATTGTGGCCTCTAAGGTTTCCTCTTCTTCGGTCATTCGTAAGACTTTAGAAAGTGCTTAATGAAAGTTTCCATGTCTTTCGCTTTCTTGGCATCTTGAATAAACTCGTCTCTGTGCTCGCCTTTGACACCCTGAATCAGGGCAGCAAGTTGACGGCTAGTGCTTGGTTCGTTAATGTTCATAAGTCTGGTAGTTGAGAATCTTGTGCAGCGATGACAGCACCGCGATTTAGAATAATCCAGTAGTCTTCGTCAGAACTTATTGGAACTCTATAGGCGTGGATTCCCATAGCAGCGGCAGCTTCTCCCTGATCGTTAAACTCAGCCCCGAATTTCTCTGACGCCTGTTTCCTAATTTCTCTTGACCATTTGCTGTATTCTAGGTCCCTTAGCGCAGGATTTGCCCCTTCGAACTGAACCACATTTGCGTCCGAACGAAGAGCGAAGGCTGTAACTTTATCCTTAGGGTTTCCACCACTACTCGTATACGAAGAAGCTGTTCTTTGTGCATATTTTGGATCGCCTCCCCCCTTCGGGTGTCCATCAACGGAAGCGGCATAAGTTCCGTTCCCATGCACTCCCCGACCAGGGTAGTGTCTGTTTCCGTCTGGACCAGAGCCTTGGAACTGTCTTGCGAAACTCTCTTCAGATACACCTCGATAGAGAATTAATGCTCCCCCATCAGGCTGTCTCAGGATGTCCCTTCTTTGTTCCAGCTCGGTCCGGGATCTTACAAGCTCAGGTTTGGCGTTGAAACCTTGCGCTTCGTAAATTTTTTCAAGTCTTTTTTGTTCTCTTTCGCTATCGTTATACTTAGCTTTCATAGGCTCCCTAGAACCAGGAGTCCTGTCATACTTTGGGGATTCCTTGAGCAGCTCATCAAGGCTCCTATACTTTTCTTCTCGCTTAAGCCTTGCTTCTCTCACCATTTGCGCACGGAAAGATCGCATTGCCGTCAAAGCGACACGGTTTTTTAGGGTATCCATGGAAGGGTCTGTTTCTATCCACTTCTTCATCATTTCGACGTTGTTATTAACGTCCTTCAACGTGTCTAGATATTTGCTCTTCTTCAGCTCCTCAATTCTCTCACGGACCATCCCCTTGCGCTGTTCTCTAGTGGTTCCAGCAATTTCCGACAGTCTTTTCTTCTCTTCTTCCGCTAACCTTTCTTTTTTTATGCGCTCTGGCTCTTGTTGGAAGAGTTTTATTCGCATGCTGGATAGCTGAGCCGGTGTAGCAATTCCCCTCTCTTTAGCCATCCTATGAAGCATACTGGCCCCCGTTCCAGTGGCGTACACTTTGTGCCCCTGCGCTTCAACCTCAGCAATCATCTTCGCGTGTTCTGCCTCTATCGCGTCTAATTTATCTTTCTGTGCGAGCCACTTCTTCTCTGCCTTTCCCTCAGCGGTGAGTGGGGCTGCCCTGGGCTTTTTAACGGTTCTAACTGCTGGAGTTGCTACGGGAGCGGGAACCGGTGCCTTAACTTTGGCCGGAGTTTGCTTAGAACTTTCTAACTTTTCAGCGGCGGGGGCCATTCGAGCTGCAGTGCTTTTTCTCTGTGCTTGGGGATGACTGGCCACTGCGGCAGTTTCTCTCCCCTTACGGCATTTGCCCCGAGAGCCATAAACCGTTCCATCAGCACGGACACAGCGGGTGTAGTCGTACACCTCCATATCAAGTTCAGAAAAGTTTGTCGAGAACGATTCTTGAACTAGCTCTTTGTAGCTTTCTAATGATTGTTCGGAAAAGGACCCTTGCATTTTAGCTTATTTACTCAATTAAACTTACCCCCCAGTGAACCAGCTGAAGATCCCACTTTTCTTTCGAGGAGCTTCGCACTTCCAGAGGGGAAGATGAGACAATAAGTATCGTTTTTCCTCATTGACCAAACAAGCGATTGCGCTAGGGTCATAGCCCTTATAGTCTGGATCATGGAACTCTTGTACGTTGATACCGTGTGAACGGATAACGGTCGCAAGTTGTAAAAGTTCCCATTTGTCTTCGACTGTCAGCCATACGAATGGCGGATGTTCCCCAGGTGAGTCCCCGCCTTGTCGAACAAATTCCAATTGGGCATGGGCCGATTGGATAGCTTGCTGATGGGTAGGTAGATCTCGCCTAGAAATGGCGTAGAAGTGTTTTGGGCTCATATTTCTTAGGTGGGTATGCTAACGGAATTATCACTCCGGGTTAAATCCCAGTCAGATAAACCGAATAGTTCTTTAAAGAACTCAACTTCACCTGAGAATTCAACTGGTACAGTAGCTAAATTAGAAAAAATTGCTGCGGCTAAGCGGTGATTCCCGTCAGTGACTATCCAATCCATAGAGTAACCCATAGATGGGATTCCTACGTCTAAGGAAATTGGATCCTCAAACCCATTCACAATGAAATAGGCTATTCTTGCTGCGTGGTCATTGGCCGTTGGTTTTCTACCGTTAGCCCTAAGATTACTGATAGGAATCTCTAGCAAATTCCCGCAATTGACGGCCTTTTGTACCTTGGACTTTGGAACCTTGACTCCCCAAGGATGGAACTGGAAGGGGTCGCAAAGTTCTTTAAGCTTACTCACCGAGACATGGATCATGTGTTTCTTAATACAAATGGCATTTACTTAAGGGGCTTCCCACGAAAAGAAATCTTAGCATCAAACCCCTTCTGTGTCAACCGATCCTTGTCTGAAATGTCAACTGGTGGCGAACTGTCGGGGTTATCTCTGAGGGAGGTCAAAAACATAGCAATCTCCTGGTACATTTGTTCAGCAGTGAACAAGGATGCAAACCCTAACTCCCCCAAGTTTGGCACCGTTCGATTCAGTGTCACATGAAATGGCTCCCTAAGGTGCTTGTAGTGAGGATCTTCCAGAATGAAAACAGGAATTTGTAACTTTTTGGATATTTCAACGCAGGCCGAGTTTGGTACTCCAATTAGGCCTTTGATGTCTGGCTCTTTGAACCAAACTCCAGGGGATCTGCTGTAGACTAGGTCCAGGGATGGGTGAGCCTCGGTAATTAGTTTATATTTGGGGAGACACACTCCAGGTTCTTCAGTCACCAATAGATACAACTTACCACATACCGAGCACCATTTGTATGCCCAGGGGAATACTTCTGGGTTTCTTTCCCAGAATATGCCATCTTTCGGCGACGGTTTAGCTGGTATCCCTCCTTTCACCCCAATAGAAAACCATTTATCACTATACTCGTCCCTACCTTCCACGTCCCTACGAACATAAGTGTTAGCCGGATCCCCACCTTCTTGGCTATATAGGTATTCCACATAGTCGTAATAATCTTTGAATTTTGAAAGGATTTTCATTGTTTTTGGGGTGAAAGGTGAATGAGTTTTACTTATTCCGTAAATTAGAACAATTTTCTATGGAACCTTAAGGGTTTGCAAAATCCTCCGTATGAACGGCCAGTATAGCAAACTCGTCCAAGCTGTCGTAGGTCTGGCTCACCCATTGCATCCCAGATTGTTCAAACCACCAATCGGAAGGTAATTCACAAAGATCAGCACTAATGCCAAACTCTGTGACCAACCAGCTTTCCCTATCGTAAGCCCATGGAACATTTGAAAGCTCTGCTTTCCTGGCAATGTAAGTTCGACCGTCAGGCCCCTCAAGAAGTAGGTGCGTCACTTTTATTCAGTCCCAGTCCCCATCCAAACGTCTGCTAACCCCCCTAGCAGTTTCGGCAGCGTCTTCGATTTGGTTCCTCAAACTAATTACGATGTTTGCAATGTTCGTGTAAATCGTTACTTCATTATAACTAAGGTTGTCAAAACCGCCTTCGTATTCATCATTCTCTTCAATTCCAGACCCATCAAAAAATTCTCTGAGAACCTTGTGGGTATTCCACTCAGATTGGAACTTGTAATAATCTTCCCCCCTTTGGAAGTCACTCCAAGCTAGACCACTGTAGTCTGGGAGACCGTACTCTGATAAGATTTTCTTAACTTTTTTCTTTCCAGAGGCGCTCAATAAAGCAGAGTTGATTTCCATTTTTCTATTAGTGTTTGTGGTAGCAAGGGGGCCGAAGCCCCCAAGCTGTGAGTCAGAGTGCTATCGCTCAAACAGCGACGGCAGTCCTCTCGAACTTGACGATTTTATTAGCGTCTATGTTGTGCTTATGCAAGCGGCTTTCACTCAAGTAACACTTCCACGGTGTCGAAACTAGCTTAGCCCCGTGAAAAGGAAAGTGGAGCTAAAGGGTACTGCCCCCTTGTCCACCGCAACGTCTGCCCGAGCTACACCCAGTTTTGAGCCGTATGGTAGGGCTTTAACAATTATTACCCGTGACAGTTAAAAGTCGATGGTGTTGGCAGTAGACGTAATCTCATACTGCCTAAGTAAGTTAAACAACTCAGTTTGAAGGTCTTCGAAGCCGCCCACAAGTTGATCCTGAGAGACCGCATAGCAAGGGCCCACTTTAGAGCCAGCCCAAGGTATGACTTGTTTGTGCTCTAGAATCTTGTTCCTGTACTTAAGAAGTAGGGAGTTAATCCTGGAGGCGAGCTGAACTTTATCGGATAGAACTATTTGTTTTGCCATGGTTGGTAAAGGAGTTGAGACTATTATACATTGTTTGCCCTTAGACCCTAGCAGGGTAGAAAGCAGTCCAGCCTTCCCGACTAAACTCAAACTTTGCTATAGTAACGTCAGATTCATCTTCAGGACGGCATTCCTCAAGAATTGCCTTCTCCAAGAAGAGAAATCACCCGACTTCAAAAGATTGTAAGCGTGGGCGACAATGTAAAGTTTTGAGTCGGGTGAGTCGGGTGAGTCGAAACCAACGATCTTGGTAACCACTTCACTCGATACGGACAGCCGGTAGTGTTTCGTACAATAATCATAGCGTTTCTGCCTTGCAGAAACAAGGGTGAGAACCGAACGGATCGGTTCGGTTTACCGAACTTTCGAGACTTTCACAGCGAGTTTCAACATGAAAACGAGAGCGGGGAAAGTATTATAATAAGGACACTATCAACAACAGGGTTGCTAAGGGCTATCGGATCGCTAATGGTTTGAGAAGGTACTTCGGTCTTTAGTTGAGTCACGTTAAGGTTAAAGACAGGTGTGTTAAAGAACAATGACCCAGTTAGGGTCGCCGGAAAGATCGACCCAGGCACAGTACTTTCCGTTTGCTGAAATGAAAAACACCTTATTACCCTTCCGCTGTTCAATGCGGATATCCGGGTTACTTTCCATGGTGTTGACCAAACGATTCTTAGCTTTGTTAGACAGTGGCACTACACGAGTCATTTGCGTTCGGGAGAATTGAGTGGCTCGGTCAGGTCGTTCCAGTTTGCTTTCAGGTATTTGAGGAAGTTGGAGAGAAGAAGATCGTTGTAGAACGGGTCTAACTCTGAGGGAATTCGGCTGTAAGCGATGGGGCTCACCTTGCCAAGTTCATTCATGAGGTGCTGCCCTACCCTTAAACTATGCCGCGCCTCTCCGGCACTATCCCAAAAACGCTTGAGGAACTCGTTGTAATTCATACTTATAGTATAGTAGTTTTGAGTTGCAAAGACAAGGGTGCAAGCCTAAAGTCTTCGATCGGTTACCCGAGCCTTCGCTGCGAGAAAGATAGAGATCGGGTGAAGGTCAATTAAAGCTAGGTTCGAGCAACAAGGATAACATTTCCTGGATGGTCTTGTAGACTTGATCTTCAGCTGTGAAAGAGAACTTTTGAGTTGCTTTACTATCAATCCATTCGCGGATGCCGGTTCCAAACTCATTTGACCTAGCATACCAATCGCAGACCATCTCAGCAACGTAGACTTTCGGCATGTCGTGGATGCTACCCCAGTATTCGGGGTGATGTGGGTTCACGGACTGATGATGTTTGATGACTTCAGAAAGTAAAGGGTCTGAATGAAAAAGGTGAGCAAACTCAATGCCTTTGAATTTGGAGTTATCATGAATTTGCCCGTTGGCAATTAGGTTGCGACCAAGCTCAATTTCGCCACGCTTCATTAGTTTGAGTCCCAGCTTATAGCAGCCCCTTTGAACATTTTGAATGTGGTTAAAAACAAGTTCGATTTTATCGATGGATTCAGTTTCGATTGTCATTTGGGGAGTGCCTGGCATTCATCCATACGTTATTACCCTGCTTTACCGGGTTCATTGGTAATGGTAGAATTTTTCTATGGTATCACCACACAAAGAGTTGATTAATTCATCATCAATCGTGTTTGGTAAAACGCACTCATTTTTCATTACGTGGTCAGCTTCGTCAAATAACTGGTTCACAGTGGAAGTCAATTCATCATAGGAGATTCTACCGTACTTAATGTCAAGAAGAAACTCTGCGTCACCGACCAATTTTCTATCTACGAATAACTCACCGGCCCGCATCCCTTCAATAGCCATTTTCATAAGCCTCACGCAATGGCTGGCATTCTTACCATCGTACCCACAAGCTCGTCCGATTTCAGATCGCTTGACATTTCTATTCGTCAACCAATCTTGATAGTTGCCCCATCTTTTCAGGTCTGCCCGGTATTGCTGACTCGAGTGGAGTAAGGCCATGTACTCATCACTTGCCCTTGTGATTTTCTGTGTTTCGTCAAAGCATTGCGTCGGTAGGACACTTTGTTTCAGAATACCCTTCCAGCCAATCTGGCCATTGAGGATGTCGTAAAGCTCAGTGGAGGCCTGATAATATTCGATTCTATCTTTAATCAACAGATACAAATACTCAATAAACGACTCGATCTGCGACGGTGTTAAGCTCGGTGAAGGAACTCCGTAGTCTTCCCACTCTGGTTTCCTTGTTGGTGGATCCCGCAGCCATTTACGGTGAGTTTCCATCTTTTTGATTTGAGACTTTGCATACTGGACAAATGTACCAGAGATTCTTTTGGAGATTAATTTTGTTCGGTTGTCGATCAGGGACTGCCCAAGGTAATCAAGGTAGATGTAGCTATCGGGGGTTTGCCAAAGCATCTCCAGGATGTTGGGGTTTTGTGATCGTAATAGGCTGAGATACCTGCGAATACCGTACACTACGGAGTCTGAATTGTCTAATTCAGGAAATTTTGTCCTAAAAGTTGGTTCCCCGTCATGCTCCCACCCCTTGTCTTTTTGCTCAAATGTTTCTAATGTAGTATAAAATCTCCGTGGTGCAACACAGATACCTTTAAAGTCGAGGTCTGACATTTCGGTGTTTAAACCATAGGCGTGACTACCTGATTTACAAAACAGGATCATCCCGTCTTCGATTTCTTTTCGTGTAATTGACATTTTCCGTAGGTTTAATTAAGTAGGGTCGTTAGCTTCTAAGAGGTACTCTGATCGAATTAAGTGCTCGTCTACTTCGTAATAGGATGGGATATCAATTTTGTCGTGAGGTCCATCAATGCGAAACTCTTCATGTACCGCGACCATCAAAGCATTTACAAAAGAATCTAAACTATCCAAATTTTCACAAACCCCTTTATTTGTCCTGAGACACTGGATTTCGATGGTGGCCCTATAACGTTTGATTCTCGATGCTTCGACTGAAGCAATGTCGGCTTTTAGTTTCCGAATTTGGAGGTCGGTTAGTTGGGATAAGTCGATCATTTCCATCGGGTTTTCACTCTTTTGTGTAAATCATTGGGTCCATTCTCTCAAGTCCACAATTTCATACCAATCGCATTCCCTGGCCCCGTACTTTCCGCCTTTAACTTTGTAAGTAGTGTGGGTAAACTTAATTTCGCCCTTGTTTTCCCCCTTAGTGTAGTAATCATGTGAGACCACAAACTCTACTTGCTCTTTAGCTCCTACGTATGTTGAGAAACAACCAATCCAGTCTCCAGTATCACATGACGGGTAATAGTAGTCTCCAGCAATTAACAAGTAGGGCTTGTTCATAGAAGCACCAAATCCCCAGGGCAACAAGATTGTGATGTAACCCCTTCCCAGCCCAGCCTCGACACTGCTTTGTCCAACTTTACAAATACGTTTTTGCCATTATTGGATGATACGGTGCCATGTTCAACGTCCGGGTGGTTGATTTCCCCGTGGGCGTGCCCCGGAATATAAGCCACTTTGACTCCGGGTGTTGCAAGTTTGATGTTAATCATTGGTTTTAGTGTTATTTAATTTGATTTCTAATAATAGGACTCTTAGGGTCATCTCCTCTGCCCTGGTAGCCATTTCCTCAGCTCTAAGGGCCATGCGTTCAGCTTTGTAAGCCATTTCCTCAGCCTTGAGCGCCATCTCTTCGGCCTTGAAAGCCATTTCCTCAGCTTTGAGCAACACTTCTTCGGCATTAAGAGCCGGGGTACGTTTGTTTATGGGCGGCAATGGTTGCCTCATCCACAATGGCAGATATGCTGGGCTCCACATTTGTTCACAGGTTAGGGTTTCAGGAGTTGCCGAGAACGAAGCGGGCGAACCGCTTCACAACGATATTCTCACCTACCGTGGCGGCAAAGTTTTTGACGTAAGTCTCAATAGCCATTGTGCTATCCTTAATGTAAGGTTGGTCCATCAGGGACATTTCCTTAAAGCGTTTGGCTACACGACCTTCAACAATTCTGCTACGCATTGCTTCTGGCTTTTTGGCAAGGTCTTCTTTGCCCATTTCGATTCGAGTCTCGTCCAATATGATAGACTCAGGAATATCGGATATTGAGACATAGCTTACAGAAGGGCACGCCGCAACTTGCATTGCCAAAGTGCGAACGAACTCTTGGAATGGCTCAGATTTTGCCACAAAATCAGTTTCGCAATTCACTTCGATGAGTACACCGATCTTGCCACCTGTATGGATATAACTGGATACAGTCCCTTCCAGGGTTGTACGGCCAATCTTTCCATCAGCTAAGACAATACCTTTTTGACGTAGCCAAGTGATTGCCCCGGCTTCGTCGCCATGGGAGGCTTCCAGTGCTTCTTTGCAAAGCATCATGCCTGCCCCGGTTTTTTCACGGAGCGCTTTAATTTGTGGAATCGTGGGTTGGGTGTAAGTCATTTTGTTTTAGGTACTTATTTGAAGAGTGGGGCATTGGGATCCACTTCGGTGCCTGTTAATTCAAGCTGGGCAGGGACCTTCGGGTCCCTCATAGTCATCATCACCGTAGTCATCATCTTCCCAGTCATCGTCCTCAATATAATCAAAGGGACAATACCCAGAAGATAAATCGTGGTCTTCAAAAAGCTTTACAAACGCAAGATCATCGGATACCATTGTGATTTCGCCTTCGGTTATGACACCGGAAATTTCACTGTGCTTCCCAAGGACTTCGCCAAAGTAGATTTCTTTTTGGCTGTTAATCAGTCGCTTTACTTCTTCAGGGTCAGCTACGAAGATTCCTTCGAGGCTACCCATCCGGCCGTGGTCTTGGTAAACTTGTAGATGGCTTTATTCATTTGTTTGTGTATGGTGGTACTTCAACCGCTGACTGTTAGTAAGCTAATTGGATTAGATGGGGATGACTCTGACAGCAGACTGTAGAGTAAGAGGCATGTATTCATACAGGTGACTAAGGCTTGAGTTCTCTACTCCAGCTTCTTTCCAAACATTTCCGTCCCAATAGGCCCATACACAAAAAGTGCCCAAGGAACCAGAAGTATCACCCCAAATATACCCCTTAGCCCAAATAGGGCGGCCATCTTTCGGGGCCAGTTCAATTTTAAGGAAGCAAATAGGACGCTCTTCCGATGTTGTTTCGTGGCTTAAAGTGTAGTGTTGGTCGTCTCTCATAGAATAAGTTTAGCGTTTCTAAGTTGCAGTAACAAGCCGGAGAACCGAACCGGGCGGGAGGGTTAACCGTCGTTTTATAAAAGTCGGACTAGGTAAACTTCGGTAAGTTCCGGAAGTAGGTGATTAAGTCCATTTCCTTGAACGAGGTTCGTTTAATACTCCGGCTGGTCTTTGCGTAGGTGCCTTCGACAGCGTCGATGTACATGGTGAATGTACCGTCATCACCCATGTAAAACTTGGACCACCCTGCGTTTGTCAACAATCTCCTAATGTTAAGCTGTTCAACGGCTAGATTGTCGAACGACAAGTGGATCTTTCCAAGGAAAGAGGGTATAGTTCGATACCATTCGGTTAGCAACTGTTTGGTTTTGTCGCTATAGTACTGAATCCCTCGTCCGAACGTTTTGTACCCTAGGACCAAAGTTTTGCTGTTTTCCAGAGCGCTAAGATCCGACAAGACTTCCGGGGAATGAACCCCTGCGATCACGTGGAACACAGTGTGCGGATTGTTTTCTAGAAATTGCTTGAGAAGAGGTAAGTTTGTACCTGTGACAGAAACTCCGATTCCTTTGACCAAGCCTTTCCTACTTAGGGTACTCAAAAGAAACTCGTAGGGTTTTAAGTGTCTTTCGTTCACAGTTAGATTTGATACTAACCCCCTGTCGCGTACTTTGGTTAAAAACGGAATGAGTTCAGGATGGGAAAGCGGGTTACCACCGCCTATGGCCAGCTCCACTCCTGCTGGCAAGGGCTTCAGTATGGAAAGCAAACGGTTCAGATCCCCAGGCTTCCCCCCAAGGGTGGAATTTTCGTGACAGTAGGGACACGCTAGATCACAAAAGTTTGTAATTTTCACGTCAATACTCTCCGGGTGTCTCGCCCACGGGGGGTTGTTGTCAAGGGTTTCTCGGATCTTAGTCCCATTCGAGCATAAGGTAACTTTGCAGTTGCCGTTTTTGTAACTGTGAAGAATTGACTCAGTAGTTGTCATTGTCGGTGTGAAGGACGCTGCGGGGGTTGAAGATAAACTGTCGCAAGAGTTCGGGGTCTTCGAACAAGTAGTCTAACTGACCTCCTTCTACAGACTGGTGGTCAATGTAGGAAAGATCTTTACCTTCCTCCCACGACGTGTTAAGGTCATATACAACACTGAAGCAACCGGTTTGCTGTTTGATCACCGAATTTAGAACTTCCCTGTATTCCTCACTTTTCTCTCCTGCCCAAGATTCAACATAGATAGCCGCGTAATTAGCCTTAATGTCGGCGTCAGTGTAGTCTTCAATTTCCCAACCGTACTCACCTCCGATGAGTACAACGTTTCCCTCTTCGTCCAATGGCAGGGTGCTTAGTAGATCAGTAGAGTCACCTGAGGATATACTGAGTGAGTGAGTGCTTGAGCTATTGGTCTCAAATACTGCTTGTCGAATTTGTGTAGTCATTTTGCTTTGGTGTTTGATAAGAAATTGGAATGTCTATATCCTTGGCAAAGGAAATTTCATCTCGAACTCCAAGAGATTCCATCCACCCTGGAAGTTGCAAGACAGTTAGCTGATCTGACTTTCAAGAATTGTCAGGCAGTAGTTTTGCCAAAACCTATAATCAGAAGGCAGTTCAACACCACGGTCAAAGCAAAAGTGCATGAGCAATGGTGAGAAGGCCACCAGTCCTTTCGAGGCAAGGTCGGCAAGTTCATAGGTGACAGCATCCATGCGGGTTTGTGTGACTGCAGGATTGCTATCGCTGTATGGTGCAGCCAGGTAGATTAATGGCATTTTGCTTCTCAGCTTCTAATCTTCCGGTCGGTCATAATTGACCCCTAGGAGTTCACAAAGCTCACGGGCAAAGTCAATCTCACCTACCTGGGCACCATCTTCAAAAGCATCATCATAGCTACCTGCATCTATCGGGCAGTATTCACCCTCGTCGGGCAATCGGTCTAAAGCGTGTCGCTGAGATGCTGTGAATTTAATTTTAGCGACCAAGGTGTCAATTTTTTCGTTGGAGGCTAGAAGTTTAGGTTGGTTTTCCATTTTTGTTTATAGTGGTTTGAGAATGATGCCAATGTCATGGTTGTAGTATAGCATGTCAGGCCTGGAAAGTCAACGGGGATCACACCCTGGGGGCACTATGGCAGTGGGGCCATCGTGAGTAGTGATGCTGCCAATGATCTCAGCGCATTTTTCATTAGAAATCTGAATAAGAGAAGTTCCTTTGATTGTATTATTCAGGTATACATCCCCCACAATGACCAAATCATCACCAATCAAAACCTTAAGGATTGGCCCACGAATAGTTCGACAAAAATCACGCCATGCGGCGCGAGGGAGATCGGTTAGTTTATTGCCTTTCCATTCCCATTCGACCAGGGTATAAGGCGTGATAAACCCTCGCCAGAATTTATAGGTGGTCTTCATTGTTGGGTTCGTAACAGGGTAGATGGTGTGTAGGCATCACGATTATTATAGGCTGTTTGCTTCCGGGTGTGGGTACGGATTTCCGTACAAAAGGGTTCGGTAATTACACCATCGGAAGCCGGAGTCAATCAGACTGCATTGTTTGCGATGGAGGGGTCATCGCAGGTAATAGCAAGGCGCCCAGTAACCGGGGCTTGAGCCAGATCGAGTCGGAATCCATACCCAGCGAGGCAGCTGGATTGGCGTTGACGCTGGTGTGGGTTGATAAGTGTATTGGCTGCTCATGGCTATGCCCCCTCGGCATGGGTCGTTAGGATAGAAAGAGTACTTACATGCTCGTTCCATGCAGCTCGCAGATAATTTTTGTATACCTGGTAAGGGGTACCCCTTTTTACAGCACGCTTCCATTACACTCTCCGCTTGTACGCCAGGGTCCCATTTGTGCTGACAGCGACATTTAGCAAAGTTACCATTATCAAAGACCCAAGTACGTGGAAACTCTCCGCAATTAGGGCATAGATCCCACCCGGCTGTGGATTTAAGCGGTTCGTACCATTCGCCACAGCTGTCTTCTCACCTGTAGGTTTCAGTCATTGCCTGTGCGGTAGAGGTTGAATGTCAGTCATTTGTCTGGATCGCTGATCGAATAATTGACAAGAGATCTTCGCATTTTTCAAGCTCAGATTCAAGGTAGCCGCATTGTTCAGCAAAATAGTTATGCGCATTACTGGGGCCATGATCGACGGGAGACTCGCCTTCAACTATATCCGCCAAGATAGCCTCGGCTTTAATCAATACATCGATCACTCCACCCGCATCCGGCACCACCGCCGGGGCGGGCGCGGGAGGCTGCTGCAGCAGGGTGGCGGCCCGGTCCAACATCTCCTGCAGTTCAGTCTCGGGCAACACCCCGATCTCCTGCATCTTCCGCAAGTGCGCGGCGTGGATTTCCGGCCATTCACGCACCTCCCCTACCTCCCCCACCTCCGGCGCTGGCGGGGTGACTTGCTCAACAGTGGGAACAATCCAGCCGCCCAAGATAAACGCATTCAGGATTTCGGCGATGCGGGTCAGCTGCTTGTCGGTCAACTGCATCAGATCGGGCCGCTCTGCTGTCACGCATTCCGCATCAGCTTCCAATGCAGCCACCAACTCCTTCACTTCCGCCGAGAGAACCTCTGGCGCAGGCGTGGCGGTGGGGCGGCCATTGCGATCAGCGGCAATAGCTCGGGCTTGTGCCCATGCCAACTGCTCGGCGGAATCCAGCGATTCCCATTGGTTGAACTCGTCAGCCTGCGCGTTCCACTGCTCGCGCAGTTCGTGCTCTGAAAACGGGTCCGGTTCAACCTGTCCTGGATTGGAAGACAGGGCAATGATGCGAGGGTCGTTCATTGTTGGTGGTGGCAAGTGGGTTGGTCGTGTGGCGTCACTGCTGGCATTCAATAGCAACATACTCAGCGGCTTCTGAGTCGCTTTTGATTACTGGAAGGCCGTCCAAATACAACGGATCTTGCAGTCCGAAAGGAGGATATTTGCGTAGAATTTCCTTGAGCAATAGCTGTTCAGCTCTAGTACCGACAATGATCGCAGCTGGAGCAAAGCCCCCCCACTCAGCTTTGGCCAAAAGCTCATCAATGAGTTCGCTGACCAGCTTCCCGGATGACAAGCGCTCTGAGGTGCGCAGCAGCTCGCGGGCGTGATTCATAGCAATGTAGAGCGGGTCATCCTCCTTAAGACCGTAGGCCATCTGCCACCCGTCAATAGCATCAGCAAGCTGCTCCAGGGAGGGCGCCGTGGCCTCCCAGGCCTGGGCCAAGCGCTCGGGCGGCACCAGCCACTCTAGGTTGCACTGCTCGCACTGGGCGATAAATGCTTCCAGCGATTCGGCCCAAACGTGACCAATCCCGCGTGATCCAACCTCCACAAGCTCGGGCGACCATTCGGGTGAATGAACGGTTCTGGCTATGTCTCGGCAAGTGTCGGGCTTGCCATGATCCATGTCAACAATGCAGACGATTGCTGCAGTATGGGCCAACTCCCAGAGCTGGCGATAATCGCGTGAGGTTGGGTAGTTGGCAGTTGGGACGATCATGGCGCCTCCGTGGTGGTGGTACTAGTGTCTTCAATCGTGCCGCCGATGAATAGCCTCCGGCAGGCATGTAGGTAAGTGGCGCCTAGATCCAACCATACGCTCCTCCCTATCGGCCTCTGGTAGTACCCAAAGAGTTCGTCATAGTGAGTGAGGCGCCGCAAACCGCCGTCAGTACATCTGACTTTGCGGTTTAGCGCTTCGTCCAGGGATCGGATGTTCATCGGCCTGCCTCGTCTCGGAGATCATTGGCGGCACGGTTGTATCCTTCAAGATCAAGCCACGCGGCCACCTCGCGAATTGCAACCTGGCATTCGCTATCCAACAGGTATACTCCTTGTGGGTATCGCCGCCGAACAGATGTGCGCAGTCGCTCCACCAATCCCCCGGCAGGCAAGACCGGTGAAGCAGGCTGGGTGGCTGAGGACTCCTGCTCCCCCCGTTTGATTTCGGCCCACTCCGAGTCAGTGTATTCGCTCATGTCAACAGCGCAGGCTTGTGCCCAGGCCAACTGTTCGGATAGGTCCAAGGATTCCCACTGGTTGTACTCATCGGCTTGGGCATTCCACTGGGTTCTCAGATCATGTTCTGAATAGGGGCCGGGAGGAATTTGCTCCGACTCGGGCCGGGCCAGGGCACCTCGCTCTTCTCCTGGATATGGTTCGCAAACCTCCAACCGTGCGCATGTCATTGCGGTCTGATTCAGAACATCGCACCAGGGAATACCGGCGTTTTCCGTAATGCTCATCAGGACAAGCAGCACATCGGCCGCCTCGGTGAGGGGTTCGCCATGCTTGCCCCGGAGGGCTTCGATCAACTCGGAAGCTTCCAGGTGAAGATATACGCCTCGGCTAGACCAACTAAGGTCCCACCCGCGCTCTTTGCACATAGTTAACACACGGGCTGGCAGTGCGTTTGGGGGCTGAGTGACTGCCTCTGGCGAGGCCAAAGCGTCTTCAATCTCAGACAAAGTCTTCTGTACGTCGAGCAACTGAGCGTGCTTGGCTTCCGCTGTAAAGTAACCGAGGCCACCGGACACCTGATTCAATGCCTCTTTAACCTTCTCGGAGCATAGTGCCATAAGATTACTATTCATGGTTTTTCTGGTTGAGAGTTGGTGGTTGATTGTTGATGGTTTAGTAAAGCTCTTAACTCCGCTATTTCAGCGGCTTGCCGTTGTTCTAGGGTAAGGGGCTTGGGTATCTCACGGTACGCGGCTAGGGCGTCTTCTTTCGTGAGCCAACTAAATTTATCTAGGAATTCTGGGTATGTAAGGGAGTTGGGCAACTCCCATTTGCTTTCCCTATTTAAGTAGTGGTCCCGGTCTCTTACTACCCACTTTGTGCTCCCACGGTCACACGCTTCAATATAAATTACGCTGTGATGGTGTGTAAAATAGAACCTAAAAGGTACTGGTTCCGGTATGGGCCCTAAAAAAGAAGGCTCTTTGATCCAGCGGACTAGGCCCAAAAGGGTATCCGTAGCATCCTTTACCTCCCAATCGTCATCTCCGTCGTACCTATTGAGTCGTTCAGTGATAACCCAGCGTAGTGTACCGTCCACATTTTGTTCTAAATGACCATCAATAAGCTCATGGTTGTCTAAAAAGAACAAGACCTCGTCGTCAGTCCTAGTATGTTTGGTACCACCAGCAAGCTCAGAAATTCTAGCATCTTGCTTCGAGATGAATTCAGAGGCTCGGAGAAGTAGGCCAGGAGAAACCTCGTGGCACTGACCAAAGTGATCTAAACTGTGGGCCGTCACCCATAGAGAAGACACGAGATCTATTAGCTCCTTTTCATCTAATGGGTTCGTTTGGTTTGTGGTGTTGTCAATCTCCCTTAGCAAGGCAGTTCGATACTGCCCCATTGATTGAAAACTCATAGCGAAACCATCGTCAGCGATTAGGCTTCGAATATCGTTTGTCATGTTTGATTTGGGGGTTACAAGGTTCGTCAGAAAAGGTTTAATGCCATTGCTTGGCCCCAACACAGGATCAGGGTCTGGAGAGCAATTACAATGTTAAGTTTATTACCAGTGGGGATCTGGAAGGTTATCTCAGGGTCTGGAAGGCGTTTAGTGATTATTCACCCCAAAGCTCATCGTAGGTTTGCTTGACGGTGTCCGTCTTGTTAAGTGGGTGATTGTCACTCCATTCGCCAATTTCTTTTGATTGAATGGACATTACCCTTGTGTTGAGGTACCCTGTGTTCTCGATGAAATACACAATATCATCTTCAGTCATGTCCTCAAAGCTCAGCACTAGAACTTCAACTTTGTATGCTTTCATTTCCCCCTAGTTTCTGGGTTATAATAAGGAAGTGGCATCCAGTGAGTTGGGCCGATTTCCCAGGGCCCCCTTACGAATTCACCACTGCGCTTGCGCCAAACACAACAAGGGTCTGTCGTAAAATGATTAGAGTTTCCAATGGTAACGTCCATAGCAATTACAACAAACATTTGGCAGGGCTCTCGAAATTCAGGGGCGGTACTAATTGGCAGCCATTCCCTAGTTCCGGGTCCCATACCATAGCTCAACGTTCCCTCAGCAATCATCAGCTCAATATTGGTCCATACGGACTTTTGAAATGGGCATTCTACCACCCAATTACCAAGTGAACTGAGAAGTCCAAAGGGGGCATCTTGCGTTCGTTCAATAAGCCTCAGCCTAGAACCAACTTGGTAGAAATAACCAGCTTGAGTCACAAGGGGCTTTTCAACCACAAGGACATCGCCAGCTTGAGGTAGACATTCGGGACGAGGAAACTCGGATGAGCCGTTGGTGTTTACCGCTGAAATGGTGTAGGTTGGTTTGGGCATTAGGTTGAGCGTTGGGTTGATGCGTTCCATGGGGTTATCATACCTTGGTCGAGGGGCCAGGTAAAGGGCGGTTAACCGCCCTACCCGTCAAACTCTGAGAGTTCGTTCTTAACGGCTTCCTTCCCAAGCAACCTTTTCTCTTTGCTGTGTAAGACCTTTGCATAAGAGCAAAGTTTGCACCGTGGGTTTCCGCAATCAATTGGGTCTTTGCTATAGACCTTGCCAAAGGTGATGTAGTCAAGACCGCGCTCAGGGCTCAGGTTGTGTAGCAGCCTCAACCATTTATTCCTCAGGCGCATGGCATGGTGGCGTCTTCGGGCTGACTTTACCATTTTGATTTCAAGGGATCCAGAGTTATAGATAATCGGTTAAGCTGTCCGGGGGGCAATCACCGAAGAAGAACAGAAACTCCCGACCCAAGTAACACGCCACCGACAGCACAAAAAATTAAAGAACGACCCGGAATTGCCAAGCCAATGACGCTTAATAAGGTTCCAACAGCAATTCGAGTTTCTGGTCTGTAAATAAAGGAAGGCACTTTGTAAGAGTAAAGGAAAAACCCACGACTGGACTCGAACCAGCGACCTGCCGCTTACGAAACGGCTGCACTACCGCTGTGCTACGTGGGTGTGTCCCCTTAATTGTGGGGACTAATTCAGTTCAGTACAACCCCTCATGGCGAAATTCTGCTTGAATCTGCTTGTATACGCAACGCCGATTGTCAGGTTCTTCCACTTCCGGAAGTTGTGGAGAAAGCTCGCTGAGCAGGCGCACTTCGATGTCCTTGGATTTGATGTTGGGGGTCATTTTCTTCAGGAAGTTAGGGATTTGACTTTGGACACGATTTTTTCAGGGCCGTTAGGAAACATGATTAGTTGAAGGGTGAAAATTCGCAGATGAGTGAAAGATCAAAGTTCACTGGCTCAGAGTTATGGGACCCTTGAAGCATCTCGTTTGACTCAACGGGGCGAACACCGGAGACCATCGAAATTGTCATGTGAGGGTTTTCGTTTTGACAAACGTCTTGGAGTTCGGTAGGCAGTTCTACGCGCAAAGCTTGAATTCGGGTATTGTAACAGATGCTTGTGGCCCGAACAGAGAAAGTGTGACCCAAAATCCCGGCAGGAATCTCGTTCTCATAAATCCCAAACTGCAAAGTTACATGTAAGTGGCGTGCAGCGTTGACGAAGATTGGGCAAACCGGGAACTCTTGCTCTGGAACGGACAACCAGAGAATTCCACGGCGTGGGGCGGTGCTTTCCATACATATACTATACCGTTTCTGCAGTGCAGAAACAAGGGGGGGAACCGAACGGGTCGGTTCGGGTAACCGTCCTTTGCGTAGCAAAGACCGAACCTCCCTTCACTTTGGGTAACCCGGCGTAAGTTTGGCAAGGATTGCCGTACCGATTTTTTGCCAAATGGTTAGAGGTTTCGGTGGCGAGGGTGGTTGAGGTACCCATTGGTTTTGGGCTTTGCAGTTCCAGTCAAAATTTTGATAAGGGGGGGAGTTAACTTCTATGCAATAGGCCCCGCAAAGGTTGCAAAACCTCCATTTATCTTGTAATTCTCGGGAGCTGAAGTCGCCGGGGGTGCTGTGGCCACAGGTAGAGCAGTTTTTGATTGGGAGTTCGGTCATTGTTTTTAGCAGGGGTAGTGAAACTTCGTGTATTCGCAATAGTCACTTATTGCCTTTTGGGCTTTTTCCAGGGACCCGAAACCTCGGATTATGTCTCTGCCTTTACCGACATCTATCTTAAACACCGGTATCCAGAACCATAGAAATTTTTTCTCACAGTAGAAAAAGGTCATACGATAAGGTATAGATTTACTGCCATAGTGGCGTTCTCGGATGCGAAATTCGGGCTTCATTTGGGTTGATTGGTTGGCCATGAATAGTAGTCTTTGCTTCTCAAAGGCAATCAAAGCCCTAGAAGTTTACGGTCTTCGGGGTCGAGTTTTGAAAGGGCAGCTTGTCGTTTACGGTGGTTTTCTTCTACTCCAAGACGAGAGCGTCTAATGTACTCAATCACTGAGAAGGCATTATCGATTTCGTATACTAAATTACAGTAGTTAGAGTAAGAGTAGCCATCTTGAGACAACGCAAAATTAAGGCTATTATCTGAGAGGCTGAAGTTTGAATTATGGATGGTAAGTTTGAATTTATTGGGTTCCGGTTGTTTTAGGGTATAATCAATGACCTCTTTATCTAGTTCTGAAAGCAAATTAAGGATAATACCAGGAAAAGCATGGAAGTAGGCGTCCATTTCCTCCTTTTGAATCTGCTCATCGGCGGCCTTTAATTCAACTTCTCTTTCCAGACGTTGCTGCTTGCGGAGAGCTTTTTCTTCGTCGGATAGTGGTTGTTTGGGGCTTGGCATGGTTTGCTTAGGGTTCGGGGGCTGGAGGGTGTTGGTGCTAAGATTGTATTCATTGCATTGAAAAATTAATTATCGTGAAAACACCCTGTACAGGAATTGAACCTGTGACCCCATCTTTAGGAAAGATGTGCTCTATCCAGCTGAGCTAACAGGGCAAACTCTGCTTTATGCGAGCCTAGCGCTGAAACAGAACCGGGCCAGTATAGGGAACATCCTCTAATCGGTGAACGTCAGTGCAATCGGATCTATTAAACCCAAAACCATAGCTGTCAGCAACTTTCACCTTCTGGGAGCGTTGTTCCGGTATCATGTTTAAAATTTCGATCAAGAGATCGTTATAATCCATTTGTGACTCCGTTATAAAAAAAAATGCTCCTTGCGAGGATCGAACTCGCCTCCTGCGAATTATGAGTTCGCTGCATTCACCAGATTGCTAAAGGAGCGAGGAACCCTGTCAGAGCCTAATTAGTAGGCTCTCTGGAGAAGCGTATGCGGGGTAGAAACAAGGGTGGAAACCGAACGGTTCAGGGCGGTTTACCGCCCTTCCGAAGGGTTCAGACAACAGCGGGAAGCAAGGCTGTTTGGCGACCGGCTTCAGCCTTCATGGCAGAGCGAGCTCGAAGCATCGCTTGGGCCTGAAGGGCCACGTCGTTGACGGTCAGCTGCAAAGCGGAATGTCGGCTGGTGTAGGAACCGTAGGAGCGACCGTATTCACGGTTCCACGC